ACTGGTCGAATGTCCACACCGAGCTATCGAAGTTTATGCAGACGGCTGGGAATCGGATTCACATCGAGCTGCCGCGGGGTCATTTAAAGAGTTGGATTGTGACGCAGGGCTGGGCGATTCAGCAGATGTTAAAGAATCCGGACATTCGGATTTTGATTGTGAATGCGACGGAGACGAATGCGTCGAAGATGATTCGGACGATGGGGAGATTTCTGGGGAAGGGGAATAAACTGTCTCAGTGGTACGGTCCTTTTGAGAGTGATGTTTGGAATCAGGAGGAACTGATTGTCCGGCAGCGGAGAAAGAATTTAGTGGCTCCGACGTTTATGGGAGCGGGGATCCAGAAGACATTGACGAGCCAGCACTTTGACATTATTCTTGCTGACGATTTAGTAGACAACGAGAACAGCCGGACGAAGGAGCAGCGGGAGAAGGTGTATGATTTTTATCTGAGTTTATTTGATCTTTTAGAGCCTGATGGGAAGATGGTGGTGATTGGGACGCGGTATCACCAGGACGATTTATATTCGAGGATATTAGAAGATCACGCGAAGAACAAGAACTGGAGTTTATTTATTCGGGATTGTTGGAAGGAAGGGTTATCGTGGGAGGAGCCGTTATTTCCGGAGAAGTTCACCAAGGAGTTACTGATTTCCAAGCGCGACACGCCTGGGGGAGTGCATCACTTTTGGTCGCAGTACATGAACAACCCGCTAGATCCGGAGAACTCGGATTTCAAGACGGAATGGATAAAGACATACGATGGACTTGACGGGCGAAATCCGACGGGTTTATATCTCACTATTGACCCGGCCATCTCACTATCACGCGACGCGGACTACAGTGCCTTTGTGGTGGCGGGGATGGGGTGGGACCGTCGTATACGAGTCATGGACGCGGTGCACAAGCGGCTGGTTCCGTCGGAGTTAGTGGACGAGGTATTTCGGCTTGTAAAGAAATGGAAGTTGCATCGTATCGGGATTGAAACGTTTGCGTTCCAGAAGACGCTCAAGTACGACATTCAGCGGCAGCAGCGAGAGCGCGGGATTTTCTTTTCTATCGATGAACTTGGGAAACGCCATTCTGGCCGTGGTGAACAAATTCTTAGTAAAGAGGCGCGTATCCGGAGGTTGCAGCCCTATTTTGAGCAGGGCTTGGTGGAGATGCGTGGGGATATGCAGGAACTGAGAGACGAGCTTCTGGCTTTCCCGCGCGGCAAGCACGACGATTTGATTGACGCGTTGAGTTACCAGTTAGACTATCTATATCCGTCGCAGAGGCCGCAAGCGATAGAGGAACCCGAAGAGATTCACATCAAGCCCGAGACGATGCGTGGGGCTTTAGAGAGGACATGGAACAAGCAGGATGGGGGCGGTCTTTTGGACCGGTACTTTAACGATTTACGGACGCGACCAACGAATCCGGTGCTGTCGTAGAAGTTGACAATACTTAAAACGTAACGCATACTTGGCGTAATTCAGGAAAACGCTCTGGCGGGAGCCGCTACTCCCATTAGGGCGTTTTCTTTTTTTATGCCATTCCGATCTGAGAAGCAGAGACGATTTATGTGGTCACAGCATCCGAAGATTGCGGAGGCGTGGTCGCATGGTCGTTCGAGCGTGACGGGGAAAAAGGAATCAGCGGACGCTCTTAAGCGGCATCGGTCCCGGAGGAAAAAATCATGAGTGCGGCGGAAGCTCTAAAGAGACGGCGCGGTAAATATGGCGGAAAAATGGGTGGCGGTGGTCGTGTACAGACGTCGAAGACTCCTCTGAAGAACATTCAGGAAATTGAGCAGAAGCGAAAATCTGGATATTTGGACAAAGAGGGCGGCGTCAGTTAAATGATCGGCGACGATTCTAAGCCTGGGAAAGCAGAGACGCCAGATCCTTCGACGGAAGAGAAGGAATGTAAGGCGTGGGATTCTGTGATATCGAGCACGCGAAAGTGGCGGGACGACGCGGCCGATGCTCAGGGTTGGAAACGGTTTATCAAGGAGTTTCAAGGGAAGTGGGAGATGTTGGAACAGAATCTCGACATCCCGGCGATTCCGATCAATCATGTGTTTTCTTGGGTAAAGACGGAGATTGCGCGGCTGTACATGAACGATCCTTGGATCACGGTCAATGCCAAGCGTGTTGAGGATCTTGGCGCGAGCAATATTGCTGAGACGATTATCAATTATACGTGGGGTGAAATTGATTTAAAGCGTCAGGCGAAGTTGGCGTTGCTGGAGGCTTTGATCGTCGGTCACGGATGGATCAAGGTGGGATACACGGCGAACTTCGGGATTGTTGAGGCGAAGGAACCGGCGAAGAAGTGGCCTGGCAGACCGAAAAAAGAAGTGGCGGAAGTGGATGTTAATGAATTCGTGAAATCGGAGAACGTGTTTGCCACGCATTATCCTTGGACCGACGTTTTATTTGATCCTATGGCGACTTGGCCCCCTCACCATAACGCCCGATGGATTGCGTTCCGATGGGTGAAGCCGTTACGAGCTGTCAAGGATTCACATTTATATCGCAACACGGAGGATCTTCAGTCAGCGGACATGTCGGCGATTTACGGAAAACCCAATGAGAGTCAACCCTACGGTCGTAACATTCAAGCGGTTGTCGGGTGGGAGATTTGGGATAAAGACCACGATAAAGTCGTGACGATTGTTCCTGGCCACAGCAAATATTTACGAGAGATTCCTTGGCCGGAAGAATTAAAAGATGTGGATGGAAATCCGGTGAGTCCGGCGGTGATGTTGTCGTTTAATCCAGTTCCCGGAGAAGTGTATCCGGTCAGCGACATCAAACTTCAGGAACCGTTGCTTCTTGAGAAGATCAAGGCGCGGAGCATTCAAGTCAACCATCTCAAGCGATGGAACCGTCAGATTTTTACGAAGCCGGACCTGATGACGCCCGAGAACAAAAATAATTTCAAGCAGAGTATTGATGGGGCCATTATTGAGATTCAAGGAAATCCTCAGACGGATTTTTTCATTCCTCCGTACGCTCCGGTGCAGAGCGACGTGTACGGCATCGAGAACGCGATAGATCAAGATTTGCGTGAGGTGGCGGGTCAGAGTCCGATGGATAAAGGCGCGCCATTTAAGACGAACACGCGGAGCGTCTGGGAAGCGCGGACGTCGCTGGCGGGATCGGGGTCTCGAGCGGAAGAACGGCGGGACGTTCTGGAAGATTTTCTGGCGGAGATTGCGCGAAAACTTTTAGGGATCATTCAGAAGAAATTTGACATTCCGAAGATTGCCCGGATTGTTGGTAACAAATCGTTACAGCAGGCGTTGATGGCGAATTCTCCGAATGCAAAACTTCAGCAGGCCTCGGGCGCTGAAGGTGCGTTTGCGGTGTCCTGGAACAAAGAGGATGTGCAAGGAGAAATGGACGTTGACGTTTTGGCCGGGAGTACGGCTCCTCTCGACAAGGAATCGCAGATTGACCAGATTGAGATGTTGGCTAAAAGCGGTATGTTACAGGCGGCGGGAATTACTCCTGGAAGTCCTGCGGCTCGGGCTTTAGCGCGGGAATTTTTCCGGCTCATGAACATCAAGTCGCTTGAAAATATTATGGACTTGGTTGATCAGCAGATGGCGAAGATGCCTGGCGGGGCACCTCCGAACCCGATGGCTCAGAAGATGCAGATGGAACAGCAGAAAACTCAGATGAAGATGCAGGCAGACGCGCAGAAGAGTCAGGTTCAGATGCAAGGGATCAAAGCCAAGACAGAAGCGACAATCATCAAGGCGAAGGTAGATGAACAGAAGTCCAAGATGAAATTGCAGGAGCAAGTTTTAGGAACGATTTTAAAACAGTTTTCGACTCCTCCGACGGGGGAAGAGAACAATGGTAATGGTCATGGCTGAAGAACGGTGTATGGGATGCGGGGCGATGGCTCCATGGATGGTTCGATGGAAGAAGGAGAAGTATACGGGGCGAAAATACATGGAATGCAACCGATGTTTTGACGCTTCCATTTCAGATCATCCGGATGTCTATTTCAGACAGCCGTACTGGGACGACAATTTGCACGATTTGGATGACCCTAGTTACGATCCCGAGCGTGGCGTATTTGTGAACAGCAAAGCGCACAAAGCCTATTTGTTCAAGAAATTAGGTGTTCGAGAAGGAGGCGACCGAATTCGCGGGGCGAGCAGTTACGATCCCACGTATGCACGAGTCGCCAGACGAAACCAAGGAGGATTAAATGTCAGATAAAGGACGCAGCGAAGGTGGCAGTTTAGGCGGTGGCCCGAGAGTTCAGACGAGTTCGACTCCGAAGAACGGACCGTTAGGGCAGTATGTGAAAGACACCAGCATTGTTGAGCCGGTGGTCCTGCATGGCGGCAAAGCGCGCGGTCCGGAAGCGGCCTAAGATGTCGGCTACGGATCGACTGAAAGCCTATCGGCAGAACAAAAGTCCGATGTCGCCGATGGACGAAGAAGAGGGTGACGATAAGGAAAAACCATCTGATCGTTCCGTGATGTTAACGGATGTTGAAAAGAAGGGTCTTGCGGGTTCGTATCAACCTGGCGAGACGGTGACGTGTGAAGTGACGGGACGATTGGGTGGTGATGGGAAACTTGACATCATTGAGATTAAGCCGTCGGGGGGTCCTGTTGATGCGGACGCCGGGATGGCTGTTCGGACGAACCCGATGTTAGCTCCGAGTTAGGAGACTGTATGGAACAAACCTTAGATCAGCCGGTAGAACAAACGGAACCTGCGGAAGCAACGACACAGGACTCCGATCCTTACGCCATAGACGAAGCGCAGTTGTCGACGTTGGCTCCGGAAGCGCGGACGGCATTCGATAACGTTACTAAAGCATGGCGAACAAAAGCTGAAGAGCACGCCAAAACGTCTGCTCAGAAAGCGGCGGAGGAAGCGTCGTCCAGGTATAAGGATTACGACGAACAAAAGAAGTATGCAGAAGCTCTTCGGCAACTGGCGGC